TTGGCAGACTGCTTGCACCTATTGGCGCTGCTTTCCAAAATACTTTTGCCGGTATTGTCGTTGCAATTAACCAGGCAATTAGTGCTCTAGTTCGCTTCTTCAATCTAAATGCTGCTGACAGGGTTGAAGAGTATGCAAAAGAAGTTAAACGCCTTGAAGCGGCAGAAGCTAAGGCTACCGGTCCAGCAAAAATGAGACTTGGTACCCAGTTGTCTACTGCTCGCGGCAGATTAAAACTTGCTCAAGATCAACGAAAGTTGCAAATGGCTGGAGCGGGCACGGGCGCCACACCCGAAGGCTTGCCTGGTGCAGAAACAGGTGCTGGCGGTGAGAAGAAAACCAAGAAAGCAAAAGAAGCTGTTGAAATTAGCAAAAAAGAAGCAGCTTTGCGTGTTCAAATTTCTTTTGCAAGACGCCAAGAAGATGAACTCACTGAAGATTATCTAACAAAAGAATTAAAAATTCTTAAAATTAACGAGGAACAAACAGCGAAGCAAATTGGTGCTCTTAATGCAGATACTCAGAGAATAGAGGCGTCAAATGAATACACCAGAAGCCTTGATAAACAAAGAGATGCAATGGTTGATCTTTTGTTTGCCGTAGAAAAGAGCAGAAAAGATGAAAAAAATCAACTAGAAGACATTGCCGTTCAATATGGAATAATCAACGCAAAACAAGCAGAGCAGCTTAACTTTGACCGTCAAATAAATGAGTTGGTTGAAAAAAGACAGTACTCTTTAAACAAAGAAAAAATTGACGAACTAATTGCAAAACTTAAAGAATTAAAAGAGATAGCCAAGACTTTTGGCGGACAAGTTGCAAAATCTTTCGCCGAAGTTGTTCGTTCGTCGGGTGATCTTGCGACAAACCTTGGTCAAACACTGGGCAATGCTTTTCTTGGTCTTGGCGATGTGTTGACTGAATTTGTTACTACTGGCAAAGCAAGCTTTGCTGATTTCGCTCGTTCCGTATTGGCTGACATGAGCAGAATCCTGATTAAATTTGCAATGTTCCAAACCTTGAAATCAATCGTGCCGAGTGGTAGCGCACTTGGTAAGTTTCTTGGTTTTGCAAACGGTGGCATCATGACTGCCAACGGTCCGCTTGATTTGAAGCGTTACGCCGCTGGTGGTATTGCTAATAGCCCGCAGCTAGCCATGTTTGGCGAAGGCAGCCGTCCAGAGGCGTATGTGCCGCTTCCCGATGGCCGCACAATCCCCGTAACGATGAAGAACGGTGGTGGCACCAGTGTTGTCGTTAACGTTGATGCCAGCGGCTCCAGCGTGCAAGGCAACCAGCCTGATGCAAATGCACTGGGGCGTGTCGTAGGCGCTGCTGTGCAGGCAGAATTGATCAAGCAGAAGCGTCCCGGAGGCTTGCTTGCCTGATGGCTACTTTTAACGACGCCACAGTAGGTACAAGTACTGGCGGTACAACGCCTGACTTTGGTGCAACCAAAAAAAGCCAGCCAATACTGCGTGTGACAAAGTTTGGAGATGGATATGAACAACGCTTGAAATATGGACTGAATCAAAATCCGAAAGTTTGGGATCTTACTTGGACTGCTAAAACCAATTCTGATGCGGATGCGATTGAATCATTTTTTGATGCACGTGCTAATGATGGCGCTTCGTTTGACTGGACTCCAATAGATGAAGCAACATCGTATAAATGGATTTGTGAATCTTGGACGCGTGAACATAAATACGCAAATATCAACATAATTCAAGCCACTTTTAGGCAGGTTTTTGAACCATGAGCGAAATGTTTCAGGAGCTGCTTAAAAGCTCTCCTTTTGCAATTATCGAATTATTTGAATTGCATCTTGTTCAAGAGTTGCATGGCAGCAGTGAAATTGTTTATTTTCATGCCGGCGCCAATCAAACGGCTACAAATCAAGATGTAATTTGGCAAGGCAATCCATATAAAGCACTGCCAATAGAAGTTGAAGGTTTTGAGTTTAACGGCAACGGACAACTACCAAGACCGAAGGTGCGGGTGTCTAACTTGCTTGGCAGCGTTTCTGCGTTGCTGCTGGGTGTTAATGAGATTACACCCGGCAATGACTTGACTGGCGCCAAGTTTATCCGCATTCGCACGCTAAGCCGTTTTCTTGATCCAAATAATTTTGAAGGTGGTGTAAATCCATATGGCACACCAGCAAATGATGAAATGCCACGTGAGGTGTATTATATCGACCGCAAAGCACTTGAGAATCGCGAGATTGTTGAGTTTGAATTGGCGGCCGTATTTGACCTAGCTGGTGTGCGTGCGCCAAAACGACAGGTAATTGCAAATATCTGTCAATGGAAATATAGAAGCCCGCAATGCGGCTACAGTGGCGCAAATTATTTTGACGAATATGACAATCCACTTGGTGCAACGCCGGCAACTAATTTCGGAGCCACGGCCTTTGGCAATCAACTGACTGCCGGTGAAATCCTGAACGAAGGTGATGCCATCGTTTCGGCTAATGGTTGGTACCGTGGCTTGATGCAATCGGATGGCAATTTTGTCGTCTACAACAAAGCAGGCACTGCTGTTTGGGCGACGAACACCGTGCGTGGTGATGGCTATTACAGATTGCGGATGCAGAATGATGGCAATGTGGTGATCTACAACGGTGATTTTGCTGTTAGTAATGCCATTTGGGCGACTGGTACTGATAGCCGTGCAGTGCCAACTGGTGTGTCTTTTGTAGGTTGGTATCCAACTGATGTATCTATTGGACGCAGCGGTGCGTTTGGCTATCAGATTGTGGGGTCATCGCCGTCTGCTGTAGGACAGCAGCAAACACGAACGACTACGTTCACTGTTGGCAGCAGAGCAATCACATTGCAGATTGTGTTTGATTCGTTCGTAATTCCGGTCACAGTGCCTCCCCATTATTCAGGTCAGTCCTACGGCTGGGGCGCTAGCACCTTTACAATTACGTCTTCAACAGGCACGTGGTATCTCGACGAAGTGTTTAATGCCACAGTAACAACTACTGTTGGCAATCCATTTAGGGATAATCATCCAGAACTTGGCACATTAACTACGGTTGGTCCGCAACTCAAAGTCACTGGTGTAACTGGTAATACCACAAATCGTTTCACACTTGATGGCGGTGGCGGCCTTACGGTATATACATATACAAATACTGTGCTTTGGTCATCAGGCTATAACAACAATAGCGAGCCACTGGTGCAAACAGGCACCATTGATCCATTGCGTGATGTATGCGGAAAGCGAATCAGTAGCTGCAAGAAGCGTTTTGGTGATTACAACAACCTACCGTTTGGGTCATTCCCCGCTGCTGGTACGTTCTACGGATGACTCATTGGAAGCACAACGCACTGGAGCACGCACTGGCTGAAGCGCCACGGGAGGCTTGCGGATTGGTGGTGGTCATCAAAGGTCGCGAGCGTTACTGGCCGTGCAAAAACCTTGCGGCTGAACAGGATTTCTTTGTGCTGAATCCCGAGGACTATGCCGAGGCTGAAGAGGCTGGTGAGGTGCTGGCTGTGTTCCATAGCCATCCCAAGTCACCTGCGCAGCCAAGTCAGGCAGATCTGATGGCGTGCGAGAGGTCTGGACTGAAGTGGCACATCTGCAACCCAGGCACCGAGATGTGGTGTGAGTTTGAGCCGAAAGGTTATCAAGCACCGCTAATCGGCAGGCAATGGGTGTGGGGCGTCTCAGATTGTTGGACGCTAGTGCGTGACTGGTACAAAGAAACGCTTGACTTGGATTTACCCGATTGGCAAAGACCGGCAACAATGCTGGAGTTTCACCAGGCGCCCATGTTTGAGACGTGCTTTGAAGAGGCTGGTTTTATCGATATGGGGTTGCAAACACCTCAATACGGCGACGCAGTTTTGATGTCACTCGATGGCTCGCCTGGTCTGAATCATGTTGGCGTGTATATCGGTGAACAATTGTTACTGCATCATTTGCGAGGTCGGCTCAGTAGCCGCGACCTATGGGGTGGCTACTATCAGAAGAGCACCGGCCTTATCGTTAGACACAGGAGCAGATGCTGAAATGTTCCGAGTTATTAAGGTCTACGGGAAACTAGCAAAACACCTCGGACAGAGGAGCTTCAAGGCAGTGGTGAAAACGCCTGCTGAGGCGATTCGTTTTTTGTTGGCTAACTTTCCAGACCTTCGTGGTGTCATGAGCGAGGGTGATTACAAGGTCACCGTAGGACGTAGCGCACTGCAAATCGGCGAGCATCCTGAGCAATTGCATCTACCTAGTGCATCATTTGAAGCTATCAGAATTGTGCCTGTGGTGACAGGTGCTGGCAGTGGAGCAGGGCAAATTTTGGCTGGTGTTGGCCTGATTGCCGCTGCGATTTTGCTCGGTCCGGCGGCTGGTGGTTTTATTGGATTAGGAGCCAATGTGCTTGGTGGCACGTTCACGCTTGGGGCATCTGCTGCTGTAGCTATTGGCGCAGTCGGCACCGCGTTAGTATTGGGCGGCGTATCGCAACTGCTGACACCTACTGCCACGATTAGTCAAGGCGTTGATTCTGCTAATGATCCGAAGCGGAGCTACAGCTTCAGCGGCATTCAAAACGTAAGCCGTCAAGGCGTTCCGGTGCCAATAATTTATGGCGAGGTATTCACCGGCAGTATTGTTATATCGGCTGGAATCAATACTGAAGAGGTTGCAGCCTAATGAAAAATGCACGTATTGCAGGTGCTGGCGGTGGCGGCGGCGGTGCTGGTAAAGGCGGCGGCGGCGGCGGGGGTGGTTCTGCAAATGTCACAAAAGACAACCTCGACTCTCGGCAGGTTGCACGGATAATTGATCTGCTTGGCGAAGGCGAGATCGCTGGCTTCCCATCGGCTCGTAATTACGCTCAAGGTACAACAGCATATAACAACGCATTGCTAAAAGATGTTTATCTAAATAACACTCCAATCCTTCGACAAGGAGCTGATGACAATAATCCACAAAATGCCGATTTTAATTTTGATAGGACTGGCGCCGTTTTTGAATTTCGTACTGGCACTCAATATCAAGACTACACAGCAAACGTTGGCGATGCTAATCAACGCACCTTACAAGTATCAACTAAGGTTACTAATGCATCACCTGTAACACGATCTATCACTGATACAGATGTTAATTCGGTCCGCCTGACAATTGGCACACCAGCCCTGCAAATATTCAAAAGTAATGGTGATGTCGAAGGCGCAAAAATACAATACGAAATCAAGGTCTCATATTCAGGCGGTCCCTATACGACTGTGCTAGCTAGTGAAATAGTTGGCCGTACTGCTGATCTTTATCAACGTGTGCACAGAATAGATTTGACTGCATCTCCACCTGTTGATATTCGTGTTGTTCGCATCTCACCTGATGCGCCTGCTTCTGGAAGCAACACAGAGAACAGTGACTTTTTCTGGTATGACTACACCGAAAAAATAAACGCCAAAACAATCTATCCAAATAGCGCATTGTTTGCGGTAAAAATTAGCGCTGAACAGTTCAGCAGTATTCCAAGTCGGGCTTATCGCATCCGTGGTCTCAAGGTAAGCATCCCAAATAATGCAACTGTTAACTCAACGAATGGTCGGCTTATTTATGCCGGTATATGGAACGGTACATTTGCAGCAGCTCAGTGGACTACAGACCCTGCTTGGATTTTGTGGGATTTACTGACAAGTACTAGGTATGGCTTTGGGGATCATATTGATGTCGCGCAACTTGACAGATACA